ACAGCTAGTAACGTATTCTTGGCTTATGTGCCTGATGCGTTGCTATATGCGTCTTTGGCAGAGGCAGAGCCGTATTTGATGAATGATGCAAGGGTGCAGACTTGGGCTTCCTTGTATTCTAGGGCGATTGATTCTATCTCTACGTCCGACCAAGCAAGTGAGTATAGTGGTCAACCTATGTCTATGTCTTATAACGTGAGGTAAATCATGGCTGAGATGTCTAATTATCTGGAGAATGCGCTAATTAACGCTACTCTCCGCAATACAAGCTACACAAGCCCTGCTGCGGTTTATGTAGGTCTATACACTGATGATCCGGGTGAAGGCAATACGGGTACTGAGGTATCTGGTGGTTCCTACGCTCGTACAGCGGTAACGTTTGGTGCGCCTAGTAACGGTGTATCAACGAATAGCGCGTCAGTTACGTTCCCGACTGCTACTGGCACATGGGGTACTGTGACTCATGTAGGTATTCTAGATGCGTCAACTAGCGGCAACCTGCTGTATTACACAGCCTTGGATGCGTCTAAGTCGATTGCTTCTGGTGACGTGTTCACAATCTCGACAGGCAACCTTTCCGTAACTCTGGAGTAATTTATGGCACTCGTAATTGCTGACCGAGTTCGGGAAACGTCCACCACGACCGGCACAGGCACATTAACCTTGGACGGTGCAGTAACGGGCTTTCGTACTTTCGGATCGGCGATTGGCGATGGTAATACTTGCTATTACACGATTACTCTCGGTGCAGATTGGGAAGTTGGTCTCGGTACTGTTGGAACGGGTACGTTAGCTCGTACTACGGTACTGAAATCATCTAACAGCAATAGTGCTGTTAATTTCGGTGCTGGTGCTAAGGATGTCTTTGTAACGTACCCTGCTGATAAGGCTGTTACAACTGATAATGCTGTTACAACTGGCAAAGCCATAGCAATGGCTATTGTATTTGGAGGTTAATCATGGCAGCACCTAATGTAGTCAACGTCGCCACCATCACCGGGAAGACTGCTGTGCAAGCAGTCGGAACATCTGCAACGGCGATTGTCAGCAACTCCGCAGCAAGCGGCAAGGTGTTCAAGGTCAACGCGCTGTATGTCAGCAATGTGGATGGAACGAACAATGCTGAGATCACGGTTGATATTTTCCGTAGTTCAACGGCATACAAGCTTGTGAATACGGTGACTGTTCCAGCAGATGCTTCGCTCGACGTATTGAGCAAGCCAATCTACCTTGAAGAAGGCGATAGCTTGCGCCTGACCGCTAGCGCAAGCGGCGACCTTGAGGCTGTGTGCAGCTACGAGGAGATCAGCTAAATGAGGCGCGGCAACGGCGGTGTTATTGGTAAGCGCAATGCGCCGACGACCGCATCGGCTAAAGGCATCTGGTCGCTTTCTGAGGTGCAAGAGGCAAGGCAAGGCGGCGTCTGGCCAAGGAATATAACGCCGACGGTTCAGTATTTAGTTGTCGCTGGTGGTGGTGCTGGAGGTATGGGGCAAACTGCCGGGGCTGCCGGTGGTGGTGCTGGCGGTTATCGATCATCAGTGACCGGAGAATCTTCCGGCGGCGGCGCTTCAGCAGAAACGTCTTTGACGGTCGTTGCTGGAACCTCATATACGGTTACTGTTGGCGCTGGTGGTTCTGGAACCTCTACCGGAGCAGCAAACGGGACAAGCGGAAGTAATTCCGTGTTTTCCACTATCACATCAACTGGTGGAGGAGGTGGGCAAGGCTATGTAGGATCAGGTGGGGGAACTGCGCCATCTGGCGGCTCCGGCGGCGGGGGTGGAGCGCAAAACGGAATCGGTGGTGCTGGCACAGCTAACCAAGGATATGCGGGTGGTAATGGCGGGGGCGGCGCAGATAACTACCCCGGTGGTGGTGGTGGTGGTGCAGGTGCTGTTGGTGGAACTGGCGCAAATTCAAACGCAAAAGCAGGCGCTGGTGGCATAGGCGTTCAATCCAACATTGATGGAAACAATTACTACTACGCAGGCGGTGGTGGTGGAGGTGGATACACCTCCGGTAATGGTGGAGGTAATGGCGGTCTTGGTGGTGGCGGTGGCGGCTCAACAGATTCAGGAGCCGCTGGCACTGGTGGTGGCTCAGCAAGAAATAGCGGTCAAGCAGGAGGCACTGCGGGAGGGGGCGCAAACCTGTCTGCCGCAGGCGCAAACACTGGTGGAGGCGGCGGTGCGGGGTACACTACTTTGACAGGCGCCTCTGGGAATGGCGGTTCAGGTATTGTCATCATTCGTTACCCAGACAACTACGACGCAGCCGCGTCAACTACCGGCTCGCCAACAGTGACTGTTTCTGGCGGCTACCGTATTTACACTTGGACTAGCTCCGGCTCAATCACGTTCTAAGGCACGACATGGCTCATTTTGCACAACTCGATGAGAACAACTTGGTCACGCAGGTGATCGTAGTCAACAACAACGACTGCTTGCTTGACGGTGTTGAAAATGAAACTGTAGGCGTGATGTTCTGCAAATCGCTGTTCGGCGCAGACACTCGCTGGAAACAGACTAGTTATAACGGTAATTTCCGTAAGAATTACGCTGGAATCGGCTACACTTATCAAACAGACATTGATGCTTTTGTTCCTCCGCAGCCTTATCCATCGTGGATATTAGACGCTAATGCTCAATGGCAACCACCAGTAGCAATGCCTACAGATGGAAAGATGTACTCATGGGATGAGGCAACGACATCTTGGGTCGAGATAGTAGAGGCTTAAATGCTTGGATTCCTACCGTTATCTGCTGCTGCAATATCTGAAGATAGCATTACTACGCTGGTTACAGCGTCAGGGGCGATTAACGGTCGAGCGTTAGTTACTGCGGCTGGAACTAAGACGGTTAGTGCTTCTGGTGCAATCCTTGGTAGGGCTGTTGTAACGGCTGCTGAGGGGGCTATACAGGGTTCAGCGGCGGTTACTGGTAGAGCCGTAGTCACTGCGCTAGGAGGCTACTCTAGGTCTGCTGTAGCGGCTATTGTAGGCACTGCGACGGTTACAGCGACAGGTGGAATTGCTAAGTTTGCGTCTGCTCAGATTGTTGGCGTAGGAACATTTACAGCGATAGCGAATAATGATGTTTTTGCATCGGCTGCGATTACTGCTGAGGCTGACGTTCGTTGCGTTGGTGGGGTAAGAAGATCAACGGCAACAGGGTCAATTAGTGCTAGGGCTGTGGTCGTTGCTGAAGGCATGATTTACGGTGAAGAATGGACGAAAGTTTCTCCGGTGAGTGATACATGGCAACGACAAGAATAAACTTTGGTGAGTGGCTACCGGATCAGCCGAGTATCATTCAGGCGGTATCGGATGCAGTGAACTGTTATCCAGTTGCTAACGGTTATGCGCCTATCCCTAATATTGAGCCATATCCTAACGACCAAACGCAAATTAGTGGGGATGATGATTTGCTGGCTTGTTTTGGTGGAAAGTATGGCGGTCAGAATACGTTATTTGCGGCTAGTGCCTCAAAGATTTTCAAATTTGATACGACCAATAACTCTTATGTTGATGTCAGCAAAAGCGGTGGTTATTCGGCTTCCTCATGGGATGTAACTCAGTTTGGATCGGTAGTTATTGCTGCTGACGGTAGTGCCAAGCTACAAGCGTTTGATTTAGGCTCAAGTACGGCATTTGCGGATTTGTCGGCTGATGCGCCTATTGCCAAGTTTGTCACAGTTGTCCGGGATTTCGTTGTAGCTGCTAACGTAGCTGGCGAGGAATCTAAGGTTTACTGGTCGGATATTAATAACGAGACTGTTTGGACTCCATCCTTGGCTGCCCAAGCTGATGCTCAGGTGCTTCCTGACGGTGGTGACATTACTGGTATCGCTGGAGGTGAATACGGATTGATTTTCTTGGAGAAGGCAATCTACCGGATGACGTATGCTGGTAGCCCGTTCTTTTTCCAGTTTGACGCTATTTCTCGGTCTTTGGGATGTATCGCTAACGGCTCGATTGCTCAGTTATCAGGTGTTACCTATTTCCTAGCGGACGATGGTTTCTATGCTTGCAATGGTCAGACAGTCACCCCGATTGGTACTGAGAAGGTTGATCGCTGGTTTTTTGATGTCGCAGCACCTGACCAAATTGCAACTGGCATAAGCGCAACTGCTGACCCAGAAAGATCATTGATAATTTGGGCTTTCCCAACACCATCTGGTAACAAATTACTTATTTACAGCCAGAAGCTAAACCGCTGGTCTTATTCAAATATTAACGTAAAGTCTGTATCGTATGCGGTTACTGCTTCTGCCTCGTTGGAGGCTTTGGATAGGCTTTCAATTACGCAGGGAACGAATACGTTAGCAGGTACTTACACTCGTACAACTACGACTGTTACCGTAACGGCAAACAATCATGGGCTAAATACCAATGCCTATGTTTACTTTGATGCGACATCTGGCGGTGCTGCTGATGGGATATATCAAATTACTAAGGTAGATGACAATAGTTTCACGTTTACAACGGTAGCTTCAGGGTCTATTTCGACGAGTAACTGTACTTTATCGTTGCCATCGATTGATGCTGCGTCAATTCCGCTAGATGATCGCGTTTATGCGGGTGGAACTTGGTTCTTGGCGGCTGTTCAAGGGAAGCAGGTATTCAGATTTAATGGCGGTGCTGCTGAAGCCTCTGTTACGACGAACGATTTAGACATTGGCAGGAGCTTAATGACCCTAGTTAAGCCTATTGTGGACAATGGCAGTGGTGATGTAGCGGTATCTGGTCGAGTATTGCTCCAAGATAACGTTACTTTTACGGATTATGCCTCTCCAGACTCGATTAATCGGGTATCTGTACGGTCTAGCGGTAACTATCACAGGGTAAAGGTACGTCCTACGGGTAGCAACTGGCGTACTGTGGTGGCTGTTGACGTAGATGTAACGAAAGCTGGTGATCGATGACTCGTCAATTTCGCACATTACCGCCATTTGGAGCCTCGGAGCGTGATGTTGCTGAGGTTGTTCGTGGCGTTATGGACGGAAAGACGAATAACTCAGGACTTCTGACCCTAGCGACAGGTAATGCGGTTACAACGACCCTGTACGACGGTCGTATAGGCAACGACAGCCTTATTTTCTTTGTTCCGGTATCTAATGCTGCTGAGGCTGATTCGGCTCCCTATGGGGCGTTTCAGGACTCTACAGACCAAACGGCTGCAAACACGACTACAGCCTATGCAGTTACATTTAACACAACAGATTATTCCAATGGAGTCTACATTTCTGATAGTTCTAGGCTTAACGTCAGGAATTATGGAATTTACAACATCCAGTTTTCTTTCCAATTTAAGAATACGTCTAACGATGGTCAAGACGTAGATATTTGGTTCCGCAAGAATGGTAATGACGTAGCTAGTTCTAATAGTAAGTTTTATTTGCCAGCGAGAAAGAGTACGGGTGACCCTAGCCACTTGATTGCCGCAATGAACTATGTCTTAGAGATGAGCGCTAATGACTATGTTCAGGTAATGTGGAGGGTGAGTAATACTGGCGTTTCTTTGGAGCAGTACCCAACTGATACGAACCCAACTAGACCGGCAACACCATCGACTATTATTACAATGTCTTACCTTGCACCATCAGCAACAACGAATCTTTACGTTTCAAGCCAGCAACAAGGGGAAGCAACTGTCAGTCATTGGGCTAACAGTACGGCAGACAAAACTTACGGGTACATTATCGTCGGATGATTGAATTCAAATTTATCGAGCCTGACCAACTTAGACAATGGTGGATGAGCGTCAAGCCCGGACTAGAGGAAATAAAGAAGCGCAGTCCTGAGAACTGGATACCAGAGGATGTTTACGCAGACTGTTGGAACAGTAAATCGTTTTTATATGTAGCGTTAAAAGATAGTCATTTTGCAGGGTACTTTGTACTGCAGCCAATCAACCAAAAGCTCCATGTTTGGGCGGCTTGGACGTTAGAAAATGATTATCAGTTGGTGGAAAAAGGTTTACAATTTACCAAAGATATGGCAAGGGAAGCTAATATCAAATATTTAAGTTTCTCAAGTCATCGTCCGGGGTGGAATCGTAGGGCTAAGGCTTACGGATTCCGTCCTAGAGAATGGATTAGCGAGGTGTAATATGGGTGGCGGTGGAAGCGAACAAAAGACGGAAATCGACCCGGAATTTAAGCCGTTTATGAAGTTTGGCTTGGAAGAAGCCAAGCGACTATACGGAGCAATGCCTAACGTACCAGAGACTTTAGCGGTTAGTCCGTCTGCTGCGACTCTACAGGCGATGTCTGCTGCTGAACAACGTGCTTTGGCAGGTTCTCCGCTAACAGGACAAGCTCAAAACGTACTAGCTCAACAAATGGGCTATACAAGCCCCTATGCCGGGAAGATTGAGGCTATGGGGATGGGTGCTTACGACCCGTCTTCCGGTTTCTATCGTTCCATGATGGAAAGTCAGCCTGAATCCGAGGCTGCTCGTCTAACGAGATCGACTGCTGGTGGTGCTTATCTCAGCGGTGCTAGCCCATATCTACAGGGTGCGTTATCTCAGGCTAACCGTCTAGCTGGTGAGTCTTTTACGGAAAGCATGAAGGACTTACAGGCTAAGGCTGCTGCTGCTGGTCGTTATGGATCAGGAGCAATGGCACAACAAACTGCCAGAAGTCAGGATGTCTTAGCTAGAGCGTTAGCAGAACAGAATCAACAAGCGTTCTTAGCAAATTACCAAGCAGAACGTCAGGCGCAAGAACAAGCTATGGGTCGTTTAGGCGGTCTTGAGCAACAGGCTATAGCGAATAGATTCGCTGGTGCTGGTGGTTTAACGGCTGGTGAGCAAGCAAACCTACGGACTCGTTTAGGGGCTTTGGGTGCTGCTTCTGATATTACATCTGCTGATCTAGCAAGACAGGCTCAGGCTGCTCAGTTGGCTCCAGCGTTGGCTGCTCAGGATTATTCGGATATTCAGAAACTCTTGCAGGTTGGTCAAGGTCGTGAGTCTTACGAGCAACAGGGTATCGAGGGTAGATTGAAAGCTCAAGATATACCGCTAGATCGTCTGCGCCGTACTACCAATATCTTCTATGGTGCGCCATTGGAGACTAAGACAGCTACTTCAGGGGGTAAATAATGGGTGCGCCAATGATGATAGGTGCTGCGCTAGGTGGCGGTCTGTCTGCGGCTAGGGGCGGTAATCCGCTACTAGGGGCATTGCTTGGTGGCGTTGGTGGTGGCGTATTTGGTGCTGCTGGTGGCGGTGCTGCGGCTGCTGCTAACGCTGGTGCTGGCTTGGCTCCTGCTGCTACAGGTCTAAAAATGGGTGCGGCTACAGGGTTAACGGCTCCTACGGCGTTTTCTGGTATGGGTCTAGCTCCTGCATCTGCTGGACTAGCTCCGGGCGTTGCTAATTTAGCTCCACCTGCAATGACAGGTTACGGCTTGACTCCTGCTGCTACTAGCGTAGGTCTGATGGATACATTGCAGAAGATTCCTAAGTCTTTTGGTGAATTTAGCCGAGAGAATCCGTTTGCTACAAAGTTGGCAGGTCAAGCAGCAGAAGAAGAATTTAGACAGAAACAGGTTCCAAATCCCGGATTGCTACGAGGCAGACCAGCAGACGAGCAAGCGATGCAATATTCGTCGCCAATCCCTAAAATCAGTCTGTTATAGGTGATCTATGGCAATAGAAGATTACATTCCTAATATCTTTGGCGGTACTCCAACCGTTTATCAAGGGTTGTTGAGTCCACAGGAACAGGCTTCACTAGAGAAACGCGCTAACCTAGCTGGTTTGCTTGGCTCAGTTGCATCTTTAGCTCAAGGAATGGGTGGTGGTGGTTATCCTCGTTCTCCTACTCAAAATATTTTAACTGCCATAGCTCAAGGCTTTTCAGGTGCAGGTCAGACGTATCAGGCTGGCATTGGTCAGTTAGCAGAGGTTCAGAAGTTGCAACAGTCTAGGATGCAACTTGATGCAATCAATAAGGTTTTGCAAGACCCAAATGTCGATGATGCTACGAAGGCATATATTCGAGCAAATCCAGCAGAAGGGCTAAAGTTATTGTCAGAACGTAGTCAGTTTCAGAGGGCTAGAGAGGCTTATATGCCTACTCCTGCTCCTACTGCTCCTGCTGCTCCTGCTCCTGTAGAGGGCGGGATGCCTCCAGTAACTGTTACTGGCAATCCAGAAATAGCACGATTAGAGACTCAAATTCAAGGCGCATTGGCAGATGCTCAAGCATATTCTTCATTACGCAGACCAACGGAGGCTGAGGCTTCTGCTCGTCTAGCTGATAGGCTAAGAGAGCGTCAACAACAGTTGTCGGCGGCTGAGACTAATTTAGATGTTCGAATTCAAAATGCTCCTGAGTCGTTCAAAGAGCAATATAGAACTTTGAGTTCACTTAGAGATAGTCTGAAGCCACAAGACTTTGTTTCTGCATTGCAAAAGATTGATGCTGATGTTGCTCAGTCTCAGAAGCAATATAAGTTTGAAGGTTTGCCTGGGAATTTCGCTGTTCGTATGTTTGGAACTAACGATATGACCAAACTTAGCCCACAGCAAAATGATCTGGTGTTGCGATTTGCTAATGCTCCGACTCAAGCAGATCAAACTAAGATTGTTATTGATGCTCAGAAGTTGCAATTTGAGACAGGTGTTGGCGTTAACGTTCCTGTATCGAGAGAACAGTTGCTAGGCGGTCAAACTCAGCCTGTAGTTGCACCAACTGCCCAAGCTCCTGCTGTTGCTCCTCCTTCTGTTGCGCCAAGTGTTACAGCAGTTTCTCAGGCTCCTGCTCCAGTAACAACGCCTCAAGAAGCTAGACAAGTCGTAAAAGACATTAAAACTCCAGTTGTTGACATTAACGTAACTCCTCTGATTAAGCAGCCTGATTCTAAAGTTCCACCAAAGACGAAACAGGATTTGCTAACCAAGCAGAGTTCTAGTGTTGGTTTGGCTAGTTATGCGCTAAAGAATGTCGTTGATGCTAGAGATTCGGCTGAAAAGTTACTGAGTAATCCTGCATACCTAGACGCTCTAACTGGTATGACTGCCCCTGCCATGAAGAATGTGCCGGGAACGGATGCTTATACGGCTAATCAACTTGTAAATAACCTGCTTGGTCGTGCATTTGTAAATGAACTTTCACAGATGAGACAAGCATCCCCGACGGGTGGTGCGGTTGGTAACGTAGCTGTTGCTGAAATGGATAGTTTGTCCAAGATTCAATCTTCCCTAACGGTAGGGATGAAAAAGGATGAATTTATCAAGCAATTAAAGCAATATATCAATGTTTCAAACCGAGCAATTAAGACGATCCCTAACGAATATGCTCGTACTTACGGCTATAGCGGTGAGTTCGATGACTTGTTGAAGGGTACAGTTGTTGAGCAAAATGCTCCTGCTGCTCAAGTTCCTAGCGGTGTAAAAGTTAAAAGGGTGCGCTAATGCCTACCTATGAGATCACTATCCCGGGTTCTGGAACGTATCAGGTAGAGTCTGATCGTCCATTATCGGATGCTGAGGCTTATCAGGCTGCTGCGGCTAATGCACAGCCTCGCGGTGTTACAGAGCAATTGACTAGAGGTGCTGGCTTGGCATTGAGAGGTGCTGCTCCTGTGGCTACTGGTGCTGCTGGTGGCTTTATGGTTGGGGGCGCGCCGGGAGCATTGGCAGGTAGTTTAGCGTTGCCTATTGCTGAACTAGGCACTCAGGCTGCTAACGTGATGTTGCCTGAGAAGTATCAGATTCCATCACCGTCTAGTGCTGTTGAGGGTCTTTTAACCAGACTTGGTTTCCCTGTTCCTGAAACTACTGGTGAACGAGTGATTCAGGCTGGTGGTGCTGGTTTAGGTGGGTTTGGTGGTCAGATAAGAGGCTTACAGGCTCTATCTCAGACCGCAGCTAGTCCAGTAGGTCGTGGCGTAGCTCAGACTATGGCTAGCGAACCCGGAAGGCAATTAGCGGCTGCTGCCCCGTCTGCAATGGCTGGTCAAACAGCTTATGAGCTTACTGGAAGTCCTGTGGCTGGCATGGTTGCTGGCATGGGTACTGGTGCAGCGTTTGGCGTTGGTGCTAAACAGCCCGGAGTTACCAGAGAGGAATTAGCAGCAAAATCGACTAGATTGTTTGAAAAAGCCAAAGAATCAGGCGTAATGTTCAATGCCCCTAAGTTTGCCAATAAGATGGAAGGGGTAATGAATGGCTTGAGAGATGAGGGTTATGAGGTTGGTGGAGCCTATCCTAAACTAGATATTGCTTTTAAACGTTTGACTGACCCGAATACGCCAAAAGATTTTACTGGTTTAACTAATTTACGAAAAGCAATTCGTAGCGCACAGGCAAGTATTGATCCAGAAGAACGCAGGATGGCGACTATTCTGAAGAATGAATTTGATGATTATGTGGCTAACGCGCCTAGTAGCGATATGTTTGGTCTAAATACCAAAACTGGCACTGCACTATGGAAACAAGCTAGGGATGAATACTCGAAGCTAATGAAGTCGGATATTTTCGAGGAAATGCTTTCCAATGCTCAATTAGATGCTAGCAAGTTTACTCAGTCTGGTGCTGAAAACTCGATGGCTCAACAATTACGCCAATTGGCTAAGAACGATAAAAAGATGCGGATGTTCACTAAAGATGAGCAAGCCGCTATTCGTTCCGCTGCTAAAGGCACTACAGTACAAAATCTGCTGAAATTCTACGGTAGATTCGCGCCTACGAGTCCTATACCTGCTGGATTTGCTGGTGGTGCTTCTGTTTATGAGCCTACGATTGGTGTTCCATTTACTTTAGGTGCAATGGCTTCTAGGGCTGGTGCTACTAAGATGCGTGAACAGTCAGTACAAAACTTGGCTGATATGATGAGATCAGGCATTACCGAGGTTCCTAGAAATCTTGCTCCTGCTGTAACTGGTGCTAGAGGTTTGTTGACTCCGTTGAATGTCACAAGTGAAGAACTGCAACAAATTTACGGTAGATAATCATGGCAAAGAACAAGATTAGCGAATACAGCGCAACGGCTGCTAATAACACTGACATTGGTGGGATTAACATTGCTGAAGGCTGTGCGCCGAGTAACATCAATAACGCGATTCGTGAATTGATGTCTCAGCTAAAAGACCAGCAAGCAGGGTCTGATGGGGATAACTTTACTGTTGGCGGTAACTTGTCTGTTAGTGGCACTGTAACCCTAACGAACGCTTTGCCTATAGCTCAGGGTGGTACTGGAAACACCACAGCACCTACAGCGATTAACGCTCTGATGCCTTCTCAGACGAGCAACTCTGGTAAATACCTAACGACTGACGGTGTTAGCGTTGCTTGGGGAAGTGTTACACCGGGAACTGGTACGGTTACTAGCGTTGCATTGTCTGGTGGTTCTACAGGCTTAACGATTACTGGTAGCCCTGTAACTACGTCAGGCACGATCATTTTAAGCGGTACGTTAGCAGTTGCTAATGGCGGCACTGGTGCTACTTCATTGTCCACAGGTGCGGTATTGGTGGGTAATGGTACGTCTGCTGTATCGTCAGTAGCTCCTAGTACTAGCGGTCATGTATTAACGTCTAACGGTAGCTCTTGGGCATCATCTGCTTTGCCTGTAGCCTCATCATCGGTGTCTGGTGTTGTTAATACTGGTACTCAGACCTTTGCAGGGTCTAAGACATTTAGCACAGGCATAACTTCAGCTAATGGCTATAACTTTACGTCGAATAGTTCATTGTTTTGGACTGGTGCTGAGGCTCAGATTCGTATTGCTGGCAATATGCGCCTATTTGTGGGTGCTACATCGGCTGGCTTTGACCTGTCAGACGTTCAAAAAGTCGGCGGTGGCTCATTTAATAGCTACTCAGACTCACGTTACAAACAAGATATTAGTGCCTACAATAAAGGTCTAGCGGAACTAAAGCAGGTTGAGCCTAAGAACTACCGTTTTACCGCTGAGTTTATGAAGTCTGATGCCCCATCACAGCAGTTTGTTGGGGTTATTGCTCAGGAGTTGGAAGGTACTGCATTTGCTAATTGCGTAAAAACGGATGACAAAGGCTTTAAGATTGTAGATACATCTGAACTCACGTTTGCTCTGATTAATGCGGTAAAAGAGATGAGCCAGCGTATCGAACAACTTGAGGCTAGAAATGGTTGACATAGGTAAAGCATCTACTGCGGCGACTTACGGCGGTTCTGCGACTGCCGTTTTTTTTGGTCTTACAGCTAATGAATTCGCTGCGCTTGGTGGTCTAGCAATCGGTGTTATCGGCTTGTTAATTGGTACTTGGTTTAAGCACCAGCATTTACAGATTGCTAAGAAGAATCAGAAGCCTGATCCAGAGGAATAAATCGATCCGCTAACGCTACTTGCTGCTGCTAATGCTGCGGTTGCGGCTGTAAAGAAAGGCTGTCAACTTTACAAAGAGATCAAGGGTGCGGCAGGTGATGTTAAGGATGTGCTGGATGATTTAAAGGCACAGTATCAGAAGATTGTTGACCCGACTCCGGTACAGAAGCAGCAGTACCACGCTGAAGTGCAGCGGGTGCAGGAGATAGCGAAATCCGACCCGAACGATGTGTTTACGGACATCGGCAACCAGCTAGGCGCATTGATGGATGCTTATGACGCTATCAGCAAGTTGTTCTTGAAGGAGCAGTTGGAGGCTAAGCAGGTCTACAGAGGTGAAGAAAGTATCGGCAGACGGGCATTAAAGCGCATCCTGATTACGTCTAGGCTTGATGCAATGTTAGCCGAGATAAGAGAAACCATGGTGTACCGCAGCCCGCCGGAATTATCTGGACTCTGGGGCAAGTTCGAGGAGATGTGGCAGCGTATCGTCAAAGAGCAAGAAGAAGCTCACGCAGAAGAACTTAGGCTAGCTCAGATAGCATCATGGCGACGAAGAAAAAGGATAGCGGAAATCAAGTCAAAGGTGGCGTGGGGTTCAGCAGTAGTTTTCGTAGTTCTATGGGCGGTGGGTCTAATGTGGCTGACGACAAGAAGCGCGATGATGAAAACATCCCTTGGACTTTATTGATTACTGTCATGGCGGTGTTATTAACTTTCTTTATCGTAATGCCTATTCTGGCTTTCATGTACTACGATATGTACTACGCTCATCAAGCTGCCATCATCGAGATTAGGAAGATGAAGGAACTACGGCGAGAGATACTGATAGAGAGGATGTATCGTGATTGACCGCAATGCTTTCAGGAAATTTATTCCTCACTCTAAGTACCCGGATCAATGGTATGACGCTTTATTTAGCCAGCAGACCGAACTAGGCGGTAAGTCGCTCCTAGAAGAATACGAAATAACCACTCCTAACCGTATAGCGGCTTTTCTAGCCCAATGTCATCACGAATCAGGTGGGTTCGTATGGCTAACGGAAAACCTGAACTACTCTGCTTCAGGACTCCTTAAAGTATTCCCTAAGTATTTCTCTACAGACGCTCAAGCCAAGGCTTACGCTAAACAGCCGGATAAGATTGCCAACCATGTTTATGCTAATCGTATGGGCAACGGTGACGAGGCTAGCGGAGATGGGGCTAGATACAAGGGTAGAGGACTGATCCAGCTAACTGGCAAGGATAACTATTTCTGGTTCGCTGCTAGCCTAGAGATGACTCCTGAGCAAGCCTCAGAGTACACACAGACGTTTGAAGGTGCTGCTCAGTCTGCTTGCTGGTTCTGGGAGACTAACAAGCTCAATCGATTCGCTGATGCCACAGACTTGCGAGGCATGACTAAGGTCATTAATGGTGGTTACAAGGGTATGGAAGATAGAGAGGCTCAGTATGCGCGCGCTTTGGCTGTTGTTCATTCTTAGTCTCGTAGGTTGTGAGGATAGGTTCCGTTATCCTTGCCAAGATAACAAAAACTGGAATAAACCTGAGTGCCAGCGTCCTACTTGTGCTGTAACGGGAACCTGTCCAGATCAATTAGTACCTGCTGCGGACTTTAAGCCGGAGGAAAAATGAAGTGGAGTCCTGACCAGATTGATTCAGTCATTAAGCTAGTCATTGGCACTACCTTTTGTATGGTGCTTTTGATGATGTCTAGCCTAGCGATGTACTCGGTTGTTTTCGTCACTCAGCCGATGAACGCTATAGCACCAGCGGATAAGCAGTTCTTTTTGTTGCTTTCCGATATGTCAAAGTACATCCTCGGGGCATTAGCGACATTACTTGCCATTAAAGGTAAGGATGGGGTTGCTAAGTTGATCGATCCACCACCCGGAGTATCTAAGGCGAGTGACTGGACTGATCCACCTAAAGCACCACCACCGTCACCCGTACAAGCTCCTGTTCGTATGGAGCCAACGATTGCACCAATATCCTCAGCAGGTTATAACGGTAAAGCAGCACCCGAACAACCACCACACCCGGAGATCACATGATTGCGATACGAATGGTTGGAACTGTCGTTCTTAGTCTTTTACTTGTGTTTAACATTCACGCTGGCGAGACAAAGAAGGTCTGTCACGCTGAGAAAAGACAGGGTAAAGAGGTACAGGTATGTCGTGAGGTCAAGATTCACAAGAAACTTGATGGCACAAAAGTACCGCCGAAATGAACCCTTACGTCATCATTGGCGTTGTAGTAGCCATAGGCGTTGCAGGAGCCGGAGGTCTGTATCAAGGACACCAGCTAGGCAAGGCTGAGGTTCAACAGGCTTGGGATAAAGAGAAAGCCGAGCAATATGCTCAGTACGCTAAGGCTCAGGAAGAAGCTAGGGCTAAGGAGCAGGAGCTACAGGCTAATGCTGACCAGTTAAGGAAAGAGAAAGATGCGGAAATCAGGAATATTAACGCTCGGGCTAATGCTCTCTCTAACAGCCTGCAGCAGCGTCAAACCCGCCCCACCGAAACAAGTTCCTTGCCCAGTTCCTCCGGCACTAGACCGAGTGGCTGTACCGCAAGAGAGCTTTTTAGAGAGGACGCAGAAATGGCTGTCCGGTTCGCTAGAGAAGCCGACGAACTTAGAACAGCCCTTACCCAATGCTACACCCAATACGAAGCCCTAAGAAAGTGACTTCTGAGCCTCTGTAGCGATCTCTGAGGCTGTTTTTATCATCTGGTCATAGGTCTGACCACTACCCCTAGCAATTAAGCCTCCTAGAGCCGCTGCGAAGAAGATACGCCAATCGTCGTTAGGTTTATCTTCCTGCCACTTAGGATCGTCAGGATTCTTTCTAGGTCTGCCCATTTCGTTCCCTTAGCTGTCTTGCAATTCTGTTAATGTGGTTTACTGGAGTCGGCTTCCCGGATAGGTTCCGGTAGATACTCGGAGACTTCTTCTCGATACAAGATTTGCATATCCAGCGAGTAGTTCCCCTAGTCGGTCTGGTAACTCCACCCTCTATGTCTCTAATGGCTTGGCAACTGGTACAAAATTTAGTCATAGTCTGCGCTGGCAAGTAAATGCTTGAATATCGACTCTAAAGGCTCCTGCGAACTTACAGTCAGAGGCTATCCGAGCTTCGGTCTGTATCCCACCGACATACCATCCGATCACGCAGAGCAGGATAGCGACGATAGACTTAGCCCACCAACCATTCACCATATCGATAGCTTTAGCAATGTCATTTGTCATCTTTAACGAATACTCCTTCCTTGTTCAGAAAGCCCTTGCGATCCTTAATCTGCTCGTATGCTGACTGAAAACAGTGTTTTAGATCGACATCTTCAATAGCAGCAACCATAGTGAGGCATACAAGAACGTCGCCAAGTCCATCGATAACTGCGTCACGATCTCGTTTGGTAATCGCATCTGCTAATTCCCCCATCTCAGAAAAAGCCTTCAATAGCTGCGTCTTAGCGTCGGAATTCTGAATGATTCCTCTTGCCTCACCCCAACGGACTACTAATAGTTCGGTTGCTTCATAGCTCATAGGAAACTTTCAATTTCTTCAATAGGCATAGCAAAGGTCTTGTGAATGGCAATCATCATGCTAGCCGATACGCCATATCGCTCATTCCGAATCTTGCTAATCGTAGGGGTTGATACGCCTAGCGTTAGGGCTAATTGGCGGTCATTCTTAATGTTGTAGGTCTTTAGTAAATAGTCCAGCAATTCCATGTTTTCTCCTGAGTTAATGCCCGTCTTTCCGGGCTGTCAACATACTCACACAGAGGGGAGAAACCTACCTGATAGGAGACTGTGCGTATGCTGCGTAGGTTATGTGCGCCACCTATCGCTAGGCTTAAGGGTGAGGTACTCGCTTCACTGGCTCTATCCTTGACGATTTGTTAATCGGCAAACCAGCATCCGCTTTCCCTCATAATCAAAAGCAACTTGTATTGCAGTTGCCACCATAACAGCAGGTTGTACAGGTCACATACCGACCATCGTAGTAATAGCTATGTGTTGAGCAGCTAGCCCAAACGAGAGGGGCTGTAAGAGCTAACCAGAGTGCGAATAAGTATTTCATAGTTTCTCCTTAGGAAATGTTTTTTACTAAAGCGTGAGCTTGACTATGATGAATATGGCATAGCCAAACAACATCTAAAGGTGCTGAGTAATCTGGATGATGAACTTCTGCTTTTTCTCCGCAAACCCAACATGGATGAGGCATTACAACCCCTATCTTTACTGCGTACCTAAGTAATGTTTGTGCTTTTCTTCTTTCTGGATAATTTGCTTTCCACTTATCTGTAACCTCTTTATGAAGTTTTATCCTATGTGGCAATTTTGATCTTTCACGATCATATGCTCTGACCTTTTCAAGATTTTCCTGCCTATGTTTATTTGCATCATTTTTCGTGCATTCTTTGCACTTGTTTAAGTGACCATCAGCCATTGCTTGATGCTTATAAAACTCTGTCAATGGCTTGATAGTCTTGCACTTAAAGCACTCTTTTGAACGAGTCATGTCACTATTCCTGTGCTATGAAATATGACCATTATAGACCCGTTTTAATTAAAAGGGATATCATCATCCCCCATAACATCGTTTTTTGGTGGTGCTTTTTTGGTTTCCTTCTCCTTAACCGCTAGAGAGAAAAACTTACCGTTCTTGCCTTCTTTAAGCCACCCAGAGAGCCAGTAATCCTTGCCATCGATATTGATCGTGCCGGAGTAGTCTGGATGCTTGTCAGACTGCTTGTTAGTGTTTCGCCCTAACATACCGCGATTAGTATTATCGTATTCCATGATTATCCTTTAGTGAATTTCTTAATTGCACTACGTTGCTTGCTATCCAACTGGCTCCAGAGTGCAGTTTTTAAATCCGCATCCAGTTCCAGAGAATTGATGTACTCCACAGCCTCGCCTACCTTATCCTTGTGGATGAACATAATTACGTCGGCTGCATAGCTACGAATCTCGTCCTGAGATTCTGAGTCTAGTTCGTCAAATACCGACTTAGTGACAGGCTTTGAGGACTTAGGTTCTTCTGATCCGGTAGTCGCATCTAGTGAGTCATGCTCACAGATAGCCATAGCCATTACCATTAGATAACGAGTAATGAAGGTAATTGATGCGCCTAGATTCTGGACTTCATGGCATCCCTTTAATTGAGCAGAAGCCATAGGGCAGGTGAACTTAGCGCAGCCACCATCCTCAGTATCAATGACACGCATTGTCGCTAGATCGCTGGTGAACTCTAACGTATGGCAAAGACCTAGTTCAGCGAATATCGAGTTGACGGTAGGCAGGAAGTCGGTCAATTCAAAGTAGCGATACCCTGCGAATTTGTTATGTCCTGACTTTTTTAGCTCGATATTCTGGAGCTTGACTCTGGCTTTCTGGAGCTTTTCATATACAAGCCATTGCTGCTGTTCTTCTTGCTCCTGTTGACGGTTATCCATTATTTATCCTTTAGCGAATTTTTTATTGAAGATGATATTGTTAGGTTGTGCTTTCTCATTAGCTTGTATCTTTGCAGCCTCCTTTTGCTCTTTGCGAATACGGTCAAAAGTCTTACGAATGTTTGTTTTGCCAGACGAGACATATTTGAATGATGGGTCTAGGATTGATGTCATACGCTATCCAATAACAATGCCAGTAGAAACATTAGAAAGATGACTTTACCAGAATGACGGTCGATGAAGTCAGCTAGCTTATCGTCTGTCCTGAATAGTTTGTTCATTTTGTCCTCGTTTCTATCATTGCGTCTGCCCAACCATAAGCAGCGTCAGGAATCCAGCCGCCCCATGCCCCACCTGTCGCAAGAATTTGAGCGTGTAGTTTTGGGTTTGCCAATAATCCTTGCAATGCCGCCGCTGCGAAGTAATCGCGCAAGTCCATGCCCTTCTCGTTCGTTACGTTTGGGAATGCTTTCATACTTCTTTCCCCTTAAAGTAGTTTTCTGCTTCCCGGTCTTTGTGTTCCTGATACAGCCTGTCTTGATGCTCAAAATGACGATCCTCGTCAGTCTCATCGTATTCAGGCAAGTTCTTAGACTTCACAGTACGGTTAATCATATTGATAATGAACCGTTGCATACTGTCTCTCAATTGGATAGGATTTTGATGATGCTGCGACCAAACCCATAACATCTGTGAAAACTCCTCGCCAATATCTGCGGCTGTCATGTGGCAAAGCACATCATCTGGATGACCGTCTAACAGTTCGTAAAGTAAAAACTGCTCGAATTCCTGTGCGTTCATATTTATCCTCTAGTAAGTTACCGCCCCGAAATAATGCCATACCTTAACAGATAGGTGTAAAAACATTTCTATAGATAAATCAAATCCTATAGGAACATTCTATTACCAAACAACAACATTATGAGACAATGAAATACGAGAAAGCATTAAAAAGATTGCAAGAAACGCAACCTAAGCTAGAGAAGTACCCTGAACCTAGAAAGACAACTCCTAGAGGGCAACCAGTTGAAAGAAGAACCTTCAAAACTCTCAGTTCCAACGTTAAGCGACAAAACTGGAACGATTAAGAAATACCATCACGGTCTTAGATATTGCGCTGGCTGCAAGAAGTCCAGATCGTCAATGCAGTTCAAGGAACACAATGTTTGTAAGATTTGTCAGTTAAGAAACATTACGGTATAGTTCAGAGGGAATGGCTAGGGTAGCTCCCGAAAAGACGCTTCATCACCGTCCTGCCTTATCCCACCACAGTGATGACCTTTTGATGGAAGGTTAGATATGTCTATTCGAGTCAAGAACTGGTCTCAGTTCCAGCATTTCAAAGATCGTAAGCCCATCTGGATCAAGCTCTATCGTGAGCTTTTAGACGATATTCAATGGCACGAACTTGATGCCAAATCCTCCAAAGTCCTAGTCATGCTCTGGCTTTTAGCGTCAGAGGATCATGGCAATTTACCCGACATTAAGACCATCTCTTTTAGGCTAAGAATGTCTGAAAGTGACGTAAATGCTTGTATATCAAAGCTTTCTCACTATTTGGATCATGATGCTAGCAACGTGATATCAAGCGGATATCAAGATGATCTCCTAGAGAAGAGAAGAGAAGAGACAGATAAGAAGAAAAAAATCGTTAGCGAAAAACCTGAAAATGTTTCTGAAAATGTATGGCATGACTTTATTGCCCTACGGAACGTTAAGAAAGCTCCAGTAACGGTTACGGTGCTTGATGGCATTGCTAAAGAAGCAAGCAAATTAGGGTGGTCGTTAGAACGTGCAATGGAAGAAATGTGTGTCCAAGGTTGGCAGGGCTTTAAGGCTAATTGGGTCAAGAACACGGTTGCTAACGAAAACTTTATGGGGAGAAAAGTGCTGTGATTGGAAACTTACTAAACAAACTCGAAAAGGTCAAAGGCTCTAAAGGTCGTTGGATAGCTTGTTGTCCTGCTCACGATGACAGATCACCAAGCCTTGCCATAACGGAAACAGATGACGGTCGAATCCTGCTCAAGTGTTTTGCCGGATGTTCAGCGCATCAAATCGTTGAAGCCGTAGGAATGGACTTGACAGACCTATTTCCTAACGACAACAATTTAGACCGATTAAAGGCAAACCATATCAACAAACCAGTACGCAGACCGTTTTACGCAACAGACCTGCTGAAAATAATCCAATTTGAGGCACTTATTACGTCCATAGCGGCGTTTGACGTAAGCGAGGGTAGGGAAGTATCAGCGGAGGATAGAAAACGGCTTAAAACGGCTCTATCCAGAATCAACGAAGCGGTTTCTTATATTCAATAATTTATGGAAATTTCCCAAACTTTTACGTTTGAAGCTGCTCATACGTTAGCTCGGTTAGTTCCATTAGTTGAATATGAGCCAAGCATGAGGATTCATGGACATTCTTATGTTGCTACGGTTGCGGTCAAGGGTGAGATGGGTGCGGATGGGATTCTGCAATTCTTTAGGCTTCCTAAAAACAAACGGCAAAAAGTTGACTTGTTTTACTTGCGGAAAGAAATCCAAGAGGTCAGAGCAAAGTTAGACCATCGTTTCCTTAATGAAATTGAAGATTTGCCGCACCAGACGCTAGAGGCACTATGCGTATTCATCTTCAATCATATTAACCAGTATTTCCCGGTCGCTTGGGTCAAGGTTGAGAGACCGTTAAGCGGAGATGCTTGCCGATACGATGGTGTCAAATGATTCACTATCACGGGCTTCCGATTACACCGGCAACAGCAGCTCTGAGGGCTATAAGTGGCGGTCATGCGTTTGTTTCCTTTAGACATTCAGACCAACTAACGATAGCGTTGGAGGCTTCTCAGTCTTTTGCTGTAGATAACGGGGCTTTCAGCGCGTGGAAATCTGGCAACCCTGTAGAAGATTGGAACCCATTTTATGAATGGGTGGATAGATTGAGGCGTTATCCAACGTTTGATTTTGCTGTGATCCCTGACGTTATTGACGGTGATGAAAAGGCAAATGATGATCTATTAGACCAATTCCCGTTTGCTATTTACGTTGGCGCACCAGTATGGCATTTGCATGAGAGTCTAGAAAGATTGGACAGGTTAGCAACAAAGTATCCAAGGATTTGCTTAGGTTCATCTGGTGATTTTGCAAACATTGGAACCCCTGCTTGGTGGAGTCGGATGGCTGAGGCAATGGATGTTATTTGCGACGATGAAGGATTGCCAAAGACCAAGATTCACGGTTTGAGGATGCTAAACCCGGATGTGTTTACGAGATTTCCATTTGCTTCTGCTGACAGTACAAACATAGGTCAAAACGTAGGAATTGATAGCGCATGGCGAGGAACTTATACGCCACCAACAAAGGAGGCAAGAGCTGCTCTTATGCGAGAGCGTATCGAATCACACCAAAGCGCACAGGTATGGGATAGAAAAATTGCGCCTATTCAGGTAAATTTATTTGATTAACGAGGGGAGATTATGACGATTGAGCTTACACGACAGGAAGCGGAGGAAGTGGTTAAGATTTTAAGAATGATGTACACAAACCATGCTCTAACGAAAGCCATTGCAGAAAGATTAGCCGGAGAGCCGCTGATTGAGTTTCCGAAAGAGCCTGAGCCAGAGGAAGTTGTTGATGCTATTTGGAAAGTCGTTGATGCTGAATGGAAAGACTTATCTACCGCAGAGATCAAAGCTATCTGGAATCTAACGAAAAAGCCTAGCGAGTTCTCTACTATGCTTCTGGCAAAGATTAAGGAGAAAAATGACCTTTCACGATGACCTTAGCCGAGGCGTAGCCTTTGAAATGCAGGTTCTTTCGAATATTCGGAAGAAATATCCATGCGCTACGTTGATTGAGGGCTACAAGGGCTATGACATTTGGATACCGGAGACAGGCACAGGCGTTGAGGTGAAGTACGACCCGATGTCCAAAGAGACAGGCAATCTGGTTGTTGAAGTTGAGATGTCTGGCAACCCATCGGCATTGTTGGCAACCGAGGCTAAGTGGTGGGTTTTTTACGATGGCGACGTTTTTTTATGGGTCAGACCTAGAGACATTATTCACTGCATTATCGAGAATAAATTGGTATATGTAGAGTTTGTAGGTGCTGGCGATAGGAACAAAAAGAAAGCGTTTTTGATTAAAAAAGAACTGCTGTTCAAATATGGGGAGAAACGATGAGCATTGAAGCGAGGGCGATAGAGCTAGACGAGGCTAGGAAAGCCAGAATCCTGAAATCGGAGACTATTGACGTTGAGAAGTACCTTCATGCCAACGATGTGACGATCCGGGTAAGGAAGGCTAGGGATTGGCTGGAGTCGGTCAAAGAGTCTTACCTATCGGAAACGGTAGAGCGAAAAGTTGTTATGCCTTGGACTAAGACGCATGATTCCTTTGCCTATCGTGAGGGTGAGGTAACGGTTTACGCTGGTAGCAACGGAGGCGGCAAATCCTTAATCACTGGTCAAATCGCGCTGCACTTGGTCAAGCAGAATCAGTCGGTCTGCATAGCGTCATTCGAGATGAAGCCAGAGAGGACTCTACAACGGATGCTCCGACAGTTCTCCGGTGAATCGCTGGATGATCCGCTAACCCATGACAGGGCAGGATTTATCACGAAGATGGTTGACCGGATGGACAAGTTTCTAGGTAGTAATATGTACCTTTACGACCAGCAGGGAACTACGTCACCAGAGAAGGTGATAGCCATGACTCGGTACTGCGCCACAGAGCTAGGCGTTAAGCACATTATCATCGACAGCCTAATGAAGTGCGTGAAGAACGAGGATGACTTTAACGGTCAGAAGTTTTTTATCGATGAGCTAACTGCACTGGCTAGAGATCATAACGTCCATGTTCATCTAGTCCACCATATCCGCAAGCAGCAGACAGACGAGACACAGCCGAACAAGAACGACTTGAAGGGGTCAGGTTCTATCTCGGATCAGGTGGATAACGTCTTTTTGGTGTGGCGCAACAAGAAGAAGGAAAACGCTAAGAACCGGGGTGAGCAGATAGACGAGACTCAGCCGGATACCTACCTAATGTGCGAGAAGCAGCGGAATGGTGACGGTCAGGAATGGTACGGACTTTGGTACGACAGTCTAAGCCAGCAATTTGTGGAAAGAATAGGGGCGAGAATTGACTTTGACAACCGAGGAAGTTTTAGAGCATAGGCACAGGTGCGAGGTCAGACAGGTTTTGGCTTGGAGAGTAGAAGACAGGGGCAAGGCGATGGAATATCTCTCAAAGGTAAGGCAGAAGCGAGGCGATCAAGCTGCGGATAGATTAGAGAAAGATTGCCGGACTCAGTGGGAACGTGGGAACAGGGGTGAGAAAGGGGATTGGCGTGGTTTATAAACGGGTGGATTCCAATCAGGTCGAGATTGTCAAAGAACTAAGACGCTTAGGGATGGAGGTTGAGCATTTGCATAGCGTAGGCAAGGGCTGTCCAGACATCTTAGTAGGCTGGAAGGGCAAAAACTGTCTCTTGGAGATAAAGCGAGATGAGAAAGCCAAGCTAACCCCGGATCAGGTCTTATGGCATCACTCATGGAAAGGGCAGGTAACTGTTGTCAGTAACGTAATTGACGCGATAAAGGCGGTGAAAGAGGTTTGCCGGGAATAGTGTTTACCTATAGCAATGTGTTTTCCAATAGAAATAAATGTGTTTACACGCAGAAATAGTTTTGAGAAGATACGTCCATCAACAACACAACACAGGGGAACAAAATGAACGGAAACACTCTCTCACTCGGTCGTAACCACACTACTGCTGACGCAGTATCACTTACAACATTTTCGGATTGTTTCCGTGTCAACATAAACTGGAACGACGGTGCATATATTTATGCAATTTATGACACAAAACAAGAGGCACTAGACCACATTCAGGCGTTAGGGTGGTCTTAATCAACCAGCCGGGGGAAACCCCGGCGTTATAGGGGAACAAAATGGGAATCGTAAAAGCTAGCATTTTTCAAGAGACTAACGGCTACGGCAAAACTTTCTTTATCGGTGAGTGTGAGGCATTGCCAATCCGCACCAACATTGCCGAGCTAGAGGGCGAGTTAGTTGAGTTTCTTGGTGATACGAGACAAGCGGTTATTGAGCAAATCATCTCAGCCTTAAAGTCTCGCGGTATGTCAGGCAAGTTGCGTATTATTTAATTAACCATCCGGGGGGAACCCCGGTTTTTAGGGGGCAATATGAAAGTTGAAGGAACAACCCAACACACAGCAATTTTCGTCGATACGGTTGGCAAGAACGTCTGGATTAACGTTATGTTGTCCAACGGCAGCGCAAACCTATCTATCTCGCCTGAAAACGCTGAGAAGCTGATTGAGGCAATCCGAGTTTCCATTACTGAGGCTCAGTATGCAGGTTGATCCTCATGAGGCAATCGACTTTATCTACCGGAACTCTACGGCTTACGCCAAGGCTAAGGCTGAGGTAACGTACCTAGAGGAGTTTCGGAAAAGCAAGAAAGCAATCCTGTTCAGTCAGGCTATCGGAAATACGGTCGCTGACAGGGAGAATCAGGCTTATGCTCACCCAGAGTATCAAGCTTTACTAAAAGGGCTTCAGGCGGCTGTAGAGGCTGCTGAGGAGCTTAGGTGGAAGCTGATAGCAGCACAGGCTCGCATCGATGTCTGGCGCAGTCAGGAGGCTTCTAATCGAACAATGGATAGGGTTACGCAATGAACGAGATCGATGATAGCAATTTGGCACAATGTGAGTATTGCGGTTGGGTGGTAGATTGGGATGAGGTTCCTAGAGCTAGGGATTTGTCTGGTGAGATCGTTACCTGCTGCGAGGAGTGCAACGAGGGTGAGAGTTTCGTAAATTATCCGGCTAAAAACTTTAATGTACAGAAACAAGAAGCTACTTGAAAAGGCTAGAGACCTACCCTGTCAGCATTGCGGCAGGGAGGATGGAACGGTAGTCGCAGCCCATTCGAATCAGTTGCGAGATGGGAAAGGAAAGGGTATAAAGGCTAGTGATTTTAGGATTGCTAGCCTTTGTTTTTTATGCCATTTTGAGCTTGACCAAGGCAAGAATCTTTCCAAACAGCAGCGGTTAGAAATGTGGGAAGAAGCTCATAGAAAGACCATCGGCTTGTTCTTTGAACGTGGTTATCTGGAGGTCGTATGAAAAAGATGTCTAAGGCTCAAAAGAAGGTCGGTAAGGTCATGGGCGAGTTTAAAGAGGGTACTTTGCACAGCGGTAAGGGTGGCAAGGTGGTCAAGTCCAAAGATCAGGCGATTGCCATTGCTCTAAGCGAGGCTGGTATGGCTAAGAAGGGCAAGAAGAAATGAAGCCCGGACTTTATGCGAATATCGCTGCTAAACGGAAACGTATCGCTGAGGGTTCTGGCGAGAAAATGCGTAAACCGGGTGCTAAAGGTGCGCCTACTGCTCAGGCGTTTAAGGAATCAGCTAAGACAGCCAAGCCGAGGAAGAAATGAAGAACGGTAAAAAGAAATCTGACAAAGAGTTGCTAAAAGAGTATCTCGACGAAGAAAAAGAAAAAAAGAAAAATGGTGTTAATGAAATAGAAATCGAGATCAAGATTCCTATGGGCAAGCATAAACGGGGTAAAAATGGGCGCAGCATGGACTAAGAAGGCTGGCAAGAACCCGAAAGGGGGATTAAATGAAAAGGGTAGAAAGTCCTACGAGGCTGCAAATCCCGGCTCTGATCTTAAGCCTCCTGTTAAATCTGGCGATAATCCTCGTCGTGCTTCATTTCTAGCCCGGATGGGTAATATGCCGGGGGCAGAACGTAAGCCTAACGGTGAGCCTACTAGACTACTTCTAAGCCTACAGGCATGGGGAGCTAGTTCAAAGGCTGACGCAAAGTCTAAAGCAGCCGCTATATCCGCAAGAAACAAGAAGAAATGAGATACAGCTACGGGCTGGAAAACATTACTGTCCGGCATTGGGGCGAGAAGGCTGACGTTTTAATTGGGGCTTTTTGCTCGATTGGCGATAACGTCGAGATATTTTTAGGCGGGAATCATCGGACGGATTGGGTGACAACCTACCCTTTCGGGCATATCAATGAGGAAATATTCCCTTGGCATGGTGACGGACATCCAGCGACTAAGGGTGATGTAATCATCGGGAATGATGTCTGGATCGGCTCAGGCTGCACGATTATGTCCGGGGTGACGATAGGCGATGGTGCTGTTTTAGCGGCTAAGTCTGTGGTGACTAAGGATGTTCCTGCTTATGCTGTAGTCGGTGGAAACCCTGCTCAACTCCTAAAGTACCGTTTTAGTTGGGATCAGATAAAGAAGCTGCAAGAAAATCCTTGGTGGGAGCTTCCAGAAGCCCGTATAAACGAGTTAATTCCGTTATTGTGTTCAGACAAGGTAGAGGACTTAATTGCAGCCCTTAACGCTTAATTTAGGCTCCGGCAAGGATTGGCGGGATGACTGCCTAAACGCTGACATTCAGGCTAGGGTAAAGCCGGATTGGGAAGTGGATATATCGAAAGTTAGATATGGGGCGATAGTCCAGACCAGATTTGGTGAGGTTGAGATTAAGCCAGAGATGTTCGATAAAATCATTGCTAACGACGTTCTGGAGCATATCCCGGACTTGGTAGGGGCGATGACGAACTGCAAGAATCTGCTAAAACCGGGGGGCGAGTTCCATATTCATGTGCCTTACGAGCTAAGTCTAGGGGCTTGGCAAGACCCGACCCATGTAAGGGCGTTTAACGAGAATAGCTGGCTGTACTACACTGATTGGCATTGGTACTTAGGCTGGGAAGATCGGTTTCACTTGAGGCAGATGGCGTTTAACCTGTCTGAGTACGGTAATGAGTTAGCAGAAAAGAAATTAACTGACGCAGAAATACTAAGAACTCCGAGGGCTGTAGATTCGATGAGTGTCATTTTATGCAAGCAATCGTAATCTGTACGGTAAACAACCCCGGCATAACGGTGCTGCTGGAGTCTATTCGTTGCTATGGTGACAAGTTGCCCGTTTACTTATGTAGTAATAATCTGGGATTATGGGCAAGAGCAAGAGAAATCTGCGACAGTCTCATCTACCGACCCAATCCTGCTACCAATTTTGGAGATGCTTATAACGCAGCCATCGACTATGCCTTCGAGCATGGAAAGTTTGACTCATTGATTTTAGCTAACGATGATGTGGTTCTTAATCCAAATACGCTATCGTTAATGAGAGAAGACACTGAGGTTTTGAGAGAAAGAGGCTTCAAAGTCGGGTTTTTAGGGGCTAGGAGCGACTATGTACTGCCAGATCAGAACATACGGTTCCCGGTAGATGGGGATAGACGCAGTGCGCTAGGGTGGGAAAGTGAGCAGCAGATTAAGGTTGCCCCGGTCATTGCGCCTATCTGGGCAAGCATTAGCCGGGAAGCATGGAATGTAGCGAAGTTCCCGTCAACTAATTGGTATTCAGATAATATAATATGTCATGATTTAAACGTGGCGGGTTATCAGCATTTCGTCAGCAGGGCTTATGTGCATCACGCAGGGAGCCAGACGATAGGCGTTGATTTCAAGAAAAGCCATGAGGAACCGAGGGCGTGGATAATGGAAAACCGCCCAGATATGTACGAGGCTATCTATGGCTGACGGATTACTTTCAAATGTTTTAGGTGCGGTAGATCGCAAAAAGCAAGAGGTCAAAGCTGGGCTAGGGCTTTTGGCTGACAATCCGCAGGAATGGGCTGCACAGGCTACAGCTAGATATTTCCCTACTAAGGAAGAAGAACGGCAATTCAGGATGGTTAAGGAAATGGGTGGAGACATAACCCAGACTCCTTATTACCAGAAGGTGTTTGACCTAACCCAGTTTCAGGGCAGCATTAAATCTCCAATAGGTACGGCAAGTGGATTGTTCCGTCAGGGTGAATTTGACCCACGATTTGACCCTAGAAAACTAGAGCAAGAACGATTGAGGGCTTTGACAACGGTTGTTAATCCTACAAGTTCAAATCAAATTCCTGTTGTTGACCTGACTCAATTTGCAGGTAGACCATTTATAACGTCAATGTCTGATAGGACTGCTGCTGGCGGGAAGTTGACGGAAATAAAAGGAGTCAAGTTAGATCGACCTATTGGTTTGCTAGGTGGTCAAGACTATATGTTCTACAACCCCGGTCAAGTTTGGGCATCTGGGAAGAATCCAGTAAACCAAATTATGCAAAATGCTCAAGTCATCAAGGAAGTAACAGGGCAAAACCCGTTGTATTTACCTTGGAGAATGGCTCCATCTGGTGGTGACTTTGCAACGATGACGGGTGAAACAATGCTGTCTTATGCTAATAGCGCACTGAGCAAGGCAGAAAAAACAAAAGTTAACAAAGAGATAAAGAAATTTATTCCAGAATGGTCTGGTTTAGCGTCAAATCAGAGTGTTGAGCAATTCAGAAATGCGCCAGATTCGGTTAGAAAAGCCTTGAAAAATGCGCTTGATACGAACTTTAGGAATACTGGGGGATTGAGTATCGGTGAGGCTAGATTGGCTGTGGCTGATCCTAGGCAGCTAGTAGCTGCTGACGCTGGAATCATGAATGTCGGGGAAATATTTGCAGGAAGCCCAATCGTAGCCGTATCAGGACATCCATCGTATCCAAGGGGCGTTCCGGGGCAAGGTTTAGGAAGATTACAGGAAAACAGGACAATCTTTGAGCTATTGCCGCAGGTTGTCCGAGAGCGAGGAATTGTAGACCCAACGAAACCAAGTCAAACAGACATTAGAGCTTTAATGATGAAGCCGTATGCCGGAATCATAGACGATAAATTACTTAAGGCACTTGGTTATTAAACAGATAAGATTCGTTGAATTTATCTGCTATAGTTTCTCCAAAGCGGTCAAACAGCCATTGTTTAACGGATTCCGGTGTAGTGGATTCAATGCCGGAAACGACACAATAAGTCTCATGTAGGACTAACGCATCAAAAATATCTTGAGGCATTTTGATTTCGGTATTAACGATAGGTGACATAAATCCTCCTTTCTATGTAGTGTACAGAAATTGACGTAAGGAAGTATTTATAATTCCTATTGGAAATAGTAATGGTATAGCATGACATCCAGAGGATAATGCAAAAATGGAAACAGATCACAGTAAAGAGGAAGAAGTTACAGCGTATCCGGGTCTAACTAATGCAGGTAAGGGTAGACCAGCAGGAGTGCCGAATAAGTCCACTACAGTAGTGCGTAACGCTATAGCTACTCTGCTAGAGAAGAACGTGCCTTACATGGACAGATGGCTACAGAGGGTAGCTGAAGGCGATGAGGTGCTAGGGTTGAAGCCTGATCCGGCTAAGGCACTAGACCTAATGCAGAAGCTCTCTGAGTACCACATACCTAAGCTGGCAAGGACTGAGGTGACAGGTAAGGACGGGGAAGCTCAGGAAATGGTTATCAGATGGGGAGGGAAGAAATGAGCTACAAGCCAGTAAATTGCCCAAGTTGCAGCGCGTTCCTAGTGAACAATAAATGCCTGAACTGCGGATTCGTTAAGTGACAGAGATTGTCATTCCTTACGAGCCGCGAGATCAGCAGCTAGAGATACATGATGCGATTGAGCAGCATCGTTTTACTGTGGTGGTTGCCCATCGTCGCATGGGAAAGACTGTTTCGGCTATCAACCACCTTATCAAGTCCGCTATCGAGTGCGACAAGCCAGACCCACGATTTGCCTACATTGCGCCTACCTACGGACAAGCCAAGCGAGTAGCGTGGGATTACCTTCAGAAGTACACCAGATCACTAGGAGCTACCTACAATGTCTCTGAGTTACGTGCTGATTTTTATGGGCGTAGGGTTAGTCTATATGGGTCTGATAATCCTGACAGTCTTAGGGG